CGAAGCGCCTCCGATGCCGATATCCCCGTACACCTGGAGGAAGTCGCCAGCAGCCCAGCTTGCGCTATAGGTACCCTGCACGAAGGTTGCCGTAATCGCGCCCGTTCCACGGTTCACCGAAGCAATCTGAGCCGCGATGACGTTTGTTCCGTCGGTGATCGCTGCCCCGCCATCGGTAGCCGATGCCTGAATGGTCATGCCCACTTCAAACTGAACAACCGTTTGCGCGTTGGCCAGAGTGAAGCTCAGGACTCCTGCGTTATCCGTTACGCCACCGCTCGAAACAACACCGCGAGAAGCCGTGCCGCCCGAGAAGAGTTCAAACGCCATGTTGTTGGAGAGGTTCCTAAAACCGTTATCCAGCACGCGGGATGCTTCATCCACAAACGCGCCAGCGTTGGTTTTGGTCTGCTCCATGAGCAGGTTGGTGATCGTAACGAGCTGGTAGTCCTGAATCGAGTAAACGAAGTAGGACACAACACTCGTTGCGGTCTGCTGGTTCTGCGCATTCGCGAAGACGTGCGCTCGACCTGCCGGGTTCGCATATTCCAGCGGAACCGGAATATATTTACCCGCAAAGCCATCCGGGCTTTCATTTTTCGGGATCATCGCTAGCCAAGGATTCTTGGCGTAGACGATGTTCTTCATGTAATCCTTGTCGTCCGTGTACAACTCTTTCAACGCAGCAATCTGGTTGGCGGAGTTGGCGTAGACGGGAGAAATAGCCATTTTTCCACTTCCTTATGGTTAAGAGGAAGTGGACTAGGCTTTGTAGCTTAGGCTACCTCCTCAAGGTTCCGTTCATGGCGGCAATCGCTCTGGCTCTTTTGTCCAGAGGAACGGCTGCGCCATCTCGACTTGTGAGTGTTTTCATTTGTTTGCCTTGTGACTGCGGCTGTTCTTGGACAGTGGGTGCAGGCATTAATTTGCTCTTCACCTTGCCAATGCTTGCGAACTTGAGGCTTTTTTCCAGAAGCTGGTTCTCGATTTGATCCATCACACTCCGGGTATCCAGGACTTCTCCTGTTTTCTTGAAGTGTTTGTAAATTTTATCGAGGACCGGCCCGATCGCTTTTTGCGAACGAATCAGCTCGTAAGTCTCTCCATCCTTGGAGAGTGCTTCGATTTCGTCGGCAATCGTATTCAGAGCGGATTCTTCCTGAGCCTGGGCCTGCGAGGTAAACCGATTATCAACGCCTTCTTTAAGGGCCTTGATCTCTTCCTTAAGGGCCTTGAGTTCAGGGGTTACACCGTTTTGTTGAGCAAGAATTGCCTCGGTGAGCTGATCATAGGTCACGCCTAGATCGAAGATCTTCAGTGGGTTGGCCAGAAGCTCGTCCTTTGAAATCGCATCGACGGGTTTTTCCGCTTTGGCGGCATTCAGGGTTTCGCGTTCTTTTGCCAAATCCTGCTTCATGACTTGAAGCTGCCGCCTCTCTTTTGCGAGTGCGGCAAACTGTGGGCTCAGAGGCTGAGTTGACTCTACAGCGGCTTGAGCCTGTCCACTCTCGTCAGAAACGGTGCTAATCGGACCTTCTGGAGCCGGAGCTGCTGCCTCTGGTTGTGCCTCCGGAGCGGGCTCATCCCGGTTCGTCGAAAAGTTGGTCTTCATCGTGATTCGGCGAATGTTCTGTGCACGCTCGACTTGCGGGTCATGGAGATTGGGAGCTTCCTGACCTTGGGCCGTGGCTTTTGCGGCAGCGAGCCTGTCGGGGCTTGCAGTTGAGCCAATATTCACGTTTCCAAGATCAACACCCGGATTGCCTCCGGTTGGCATGGCGCTAATTTTCATGGAGTTTTCCTTTCATTAAGCTGCTGCGGGCGTTTGACCTGCGGCATTCGGGACAAGCGGAGAAGTGGGTAGGGGCTCAGGGTTTGCCTGCGGTGTTGCGGCAACCGGGGGCGGCGGGGGGGTTGCGGCCTGCATGAGTGCCTGAATCTGCTCGAAATAGTTTCTGAGAAGATCGGCTTTGGACTCTTCGAGCTTACAAGCGAAATAAAGATTGATGTATTTGACGACAAGCTGCTGGGCCAATCCTAGATCCAGGAACACGTCGGGCTCGATGTATTTTCCGTCTTCAACTATGGAATCAAGTTGCTGGTAAATCCGCTCTTCGGCAGCGTTATCCAGCCTTTCGTTTTGCTCAAGATCGGGAAAGCGCATCAGGCGTGCGCCCTCTTTGATCGTGAGGATACCGGCCTGGACCAGCTCCGTTACAGTCTGGATTCTGCCGGCAGGCGTTCTGGGAAGTGCCGACTCCGTGAAACACTGGATAATGAATGGATCTTTCAGGAACTTCATGGCAGGAAGGTCTATTTCCTTCGTGCCGTCCTTATTGGGGTAAACGGTCTGATATTTGCCGGTTCTCTCGGCGATGTCTTTTGCGGTTTCGGCGATCAGATAGGCCGCGTCCACATGGACGTTGTCGAATTTCTTGGAGACGCTCGCGAATCGGTCGGTTGCAATGTCGTCGTAAACTCTCTGGGCTTCACCAGAGTTCAGTCCCGCCGGCTTCTGCGAAGACGCCTGCATGGCAGAAACGCCGGTTTGCTGGAATCCATACGCGATGAGCTTGTCTCGCTCCTCGTACATTTCTGGGGAATTGCACTGGGCGGTGATGCACTCGGGCTTGGTTCCGGTCCATTTAATGATTGGGCCGATCTCGTTATTGATGTGAGCCGGAACAACGCCTGAGTTTTTCTCAATGAGCCAGCGAGGAACGCCGTTCAGAGTAATGGCCCTGGCGATCGTGTACATGATGCGGTTGAGGCCCATCTGAGTGCCAAAGAGCTGGGTCGCAATTCCTTGGCCAAAGAACCCACGAAATGGGTCAGAATAATTCATGAACACAAAGGGAAACTTGGGCTTATTCCATTCCTCATCCACCAAAACACCGCCCACAACAGCAATGGTGTGCCGGCCAGGAACGTATCCGGGAGCTTTTGGATCGGTGCCAGAGGGAAGTTTCCATCCCTCAATCACCATGACTTGATCCGCCGTGGTTCTTCCAGAATCCGGGCTATTATCGGGAACGCTTTCCGGTGCTTTGGCGATTAGGACCTGTTTGGCCTTGTCGGATCTCGCCATCAGCTTGTCTCGGTCCATGAGCTTTACCTGGATGATCTGCTGAGGATCGCCGTCTACCGAGTCATTTTCGTCAACGTAAAGGTCCGTAACCATGACTCGGTCAACGTGAACCTTGTCATCATCTCCCTCGTAAATCTTTAGGCATCCTGTTCCCATGACCAGGCAATCCCGAAGCATTTGGGCGGCTTTATCGTAAAACTTGGTCTGGTAAAACTCTCCCAGCATGAACTGGTTGAGTCTTTGGGCGAGATGGCGCTGTTTGTAATCGCCGCCGTCCGTCAGGAACTTCGGCTCGGGTCGATTCTGCGCAAGTCGTGAGACTAGGGTATCGGTGCAAGCCTGAATAAGATTAAAAGAAGGACGGTCATCAGGTAGAGTCTTAGTCCGGTCCATTTTGCTGACGTTGGATCCAGCGTAAGAATAAATAGAAAGACCACTGTACATTCGGATATCGACGGCACGCTGTCTGACCCTGTAGGTTTGGTTTTGCTTGAGATAAGCCGCTGTCCCGCAAAGCTCTAGGGCAAGCTTTTCTTCGGCGGGGGCTTTCCACCATTCGGCCAAGATGGAGTTTCCAGCGTCAGAGTTGGACTTGGTCTTCATCTTGATCTTGGAAACCGCGTTATCTTTCTTCTTGTAGGGCTTTCCGACTTTCATTGGGTCTGTCCAATCGCCCAGGCCATGATTTGCTCGTCAGTCATGGTGGGTTCGGCCTGCTCTTCAAGCTCCGCGATATCTCCGGGCTCAGATGGGAGATCCCCGAGCTTGAGCTCCACGCCGTTCATCTTGAAGTCGGTGACACCCTGCTTACGTAAAAGCTTAAGGAGCCTCTCTAAGTCCTTAAGATTCTCAATCAAGCGGGCCTCGGCATCCGATCTTTTTTGGAGCGCGAAGACAGGACCTTTTTCACAACTTCCTCGCGGTCTTCGTCCTCTTCCTCGTCGCCGTGCTCTTCGCTGCCGTCTTGGTGAGCTTCCAGGTGGTCGTCTTTCGGGAGATCGTCAAACTCGTTAAGCTGTTCATCGGCAGATTCTTCGTGCTCATTGGCGACCGCTCCGCCTTTGGAGTAGCCCTTTGCGCGGCCCATCACGATCTTAAAGACCATGGGATGAAATTCGTTTCCGCCGCCTGCGCCCTCGTCTTCATCGCCTTCCTGGTTTTCCACCTCGTGCGAGATTGAAGAGTCGTGCGATTCTGGGTGTGAAACATTCTCTTCGGCCAAGGGTTGGGCGTTCCCGCCGTCAACGTCCGGCTCGCCTTCGGATTGATGCCCATGGAACGCGGAAAGAGCGCGATCGCGCTTGGAAATCTCGCCACCCTCAGCCATCAGCTTGGGCTTCGGCATGGATTTCATTTCGGAGAGTGTTTTTTTGTGCTGTTCCTTGGCGTAGCCTTCGCTTTCTTCTTTGCTTTGCGGCTCCGCGTAGACTTGGCCGCGCTGATGAGCGCCGGCATAGCTCATTCCTTTTTCGAGTTTTCTTCCTCGATTAATGCCCTTTTCGTAACCCGTTTCAGTCACACCGCCTTCGGCCATCATGTGGCTCGGATGACTGCAATCGCCACCGTGACACATATGTGCGCCGTATTTTTTCTTAGCTGAGTAAGCCATTCCGAAATTGCTCATAGATTCACCCGATTGAAATAGTTGCGGACACCGCGTTTAGGACCGAGTCAGCCGCGTTTGCGGAGCTGAGTTGAACCGTGATGGAGTCGCTTGCGGCTGCGAGAAGAGAAAGAGAGAAACCGTCGTTGCCTGCCGTGGTCGTAAGAAGGGTTGTTCCATTCTGTTTAATGGTTGCAACCACCTGGGAAGGGTAGGCGGAGTAGTGGGGGTCTGTCGGATCTGTCTGTGACAGACGGGGAAGTTTGATTTTACCAGACAGGGTAAAAAGGCCAGCAACAGGCATGACGACGGTCAGGGTTTCGAGGCCAGATATCTCAAAGTTCTGAGAATAGTTACTCATGCGGCCCCTCAATGTGTGGTTGGGAATCTAGGAGATCGAAGGCTGAGCGGAAGATTTGAGCCGCGCCTTTGTAATTTTTGGCGTCCAACGCCTCGTGAAGCTCCTGCATGGCCACAGAAAGAGAGTCATGCTCCTCTTCGTGGTCGGGCTTACGTTGAACGGACTCGCCGGAGGCTCCGGCTGCTTCTTTGTTTTTAGGTGTCCAAGGTAGGTTCGCCATCTCTACAAACGTCAGAAATGGTGCAAATGGCTCCGGGTGATGGATTCGAACCACCGACCATCGCATTAACAGTGCGACGCTCTACCACTGAGCTAACCCGGAACTAATAGCGCTCAAAAGGGGGCATCTCGGGCCACGGATTCTGCTCTTCTTGCTGCTTTTTGAAGTGCTCAAGCGCCTGATCGAATAGATTTTCGTTCATCTTCTGATGCCACGCTGGCGAGCCCATGGCGATCTTTGGCTGAACCGGATCCGTGATGGCGGGCCTACTCATCAGCGCATAGCGGGTTTCGTCATAAGCGTCATCGCCAGTCGCCGGATCTCCACCCTCAGAATCTACTTTCAGCACGTCTTCCATGTGATCCGGGTCGTGGATCATACGCGCTAGTGTTTCATACGTGATGGGGCAAGTGTCGAATATGTAAAGCTTAGGCTTGTTACCTGGCCGTCCTTCCCAGGCCAGATACGAACGCAAATGTGCTGCTCCTTGAATTCGATCAATATTCGCTCGCCTGAGATTAATCCCGTGCTTTGCAAATTCCTCAGCAACTGTCGGAGGAATCGGGCCTTCATCTTCGTTGATAACATGTGACCTCTTATTCCAGCAGTCCCAGCCGGCTACGATCGGGTAAAGCTGCGCTGTGTCTGAGTATTGATTCAGGTGGGCTGCAAATTGATCTACCCGTTGGCCCGCCTTTACGTATTCCCGGTATTTGTAAACGTGCCCGTCCTCTCCGATTGCATACCAGCCGAAGGATGCGCAGTGACCGAAGCCGTAGTCGTAAGCTCCAAAGCGGTTCCAATGAGGGGGGATATCGAAGGGCTTGATGAAGTGGATGTCCTTCCTGATCTCGCCAAAGAACTGACCCGCGAAGATATCCCAATCGCCGAACCTGAAAGCACGCCTTAAGGCTTCGTTGGGCTCTGATTCTAGGCGCGATACATAAGCCGGATCGTTCTCCATAAGCGCTTGGTTGTCGTCCACCAAAGCCTGGATAAAGGTATAGTCTTTAGAATTCTCACGGTCGTTAAATCGACGCTCAACAAATAGACGTTTAAGCCAGCCATGACCAATACCTCCGGGATTCCCGGTAAGGATAGCTCGTGCCTTAATGCGAGGGTTGCTGGAGCGGTTTGAGCCAAGTAGCGTTCGAAACATTCCTTCTGTCCACTGGCCAGCTTCATCAATAGCCAAGTCATGAAACTCTCGGCCTTGATAAAGGTCCACGTCCGTTTCGTTTGAGCAGTGACAGAATTGAAGAGTGGATCCGTTGGGGAAGTTTAGGAGTTTTTTAGACTCGCTCCAGTATTGGCGGAGTTCAGGGAAGGCCTGAAAGAGGGGGCGTATGTGGTTGCCTTCAAGTTCCGGGTAAGTTCTTCGGAAGATAGCCCCAGTAGAGCCAGGGTATTTAAATCGTCTAAGGAGCATGATGAGCTGGAGGCCCTTAGACTTTCCACCTCCTTTTGCGCCGCCGTAAAAAGTGATTGGATAAGTGTCAATTGCTTGTGCAAACTGTTTTTGTTTGGGCTGTAGGGCGATCTCAAGGCGCATCAGCCCTCTTCTTTGGAGATCGTGGTGTAATCCTTCACGATGACCTCGATTCCATCCGGCACCTTCACGTCTACTGCTTGTTTGGTTGAGAACAGATAGCGGCAGGCCTGAGCCGATGCGTTCATGCGCATCTCGGGAGTAATCGTGTACCTGAGAAAGGTTGCTCCATTTTCTTTCTCGCAGACTTGAATCTCAGTGTCATATCCAAGACCCTTCCAGTCGCCGGCGGCCATCCTGAGCAACACCTCGAAAGGATTGATCCCAAGATCCTTGGCGATCAGCTCAGCCTCAAAAAGAGATGTCTTAATATTCTTTGATCCTTTTGGTCGTCCCATGACTCACCTACCCATATTTTTACTACTCTGTCCCATAAGTGTCAGAAATGGTGCGTTAGAACTTTCTTGGGCTTGAGCGTCCCTTTTCTTCTTTTCCGGACACGGCTTGCGCAATGAGTTCTGCCCGGTGCATCAACGCTTGAGCGGCCGCGTTCGTTGAGGGGTTCGGGATTTGGGCTGCCATCTGTGGAACTGGGCTTCCTGTGGCTTGGGCCATTTCGTCCAGGAGCTTCTGGGTGCTTGGGGCTTGATTGCCTTGCGCGGGCCTTGGGGCTTGAGCGTGCACTGCGGTTGGGCGTGCCTCAATTTCCTTGATGCGCTCGCGGATGAGCTTCTGGGTGTCTTTTTTCAGCTCATGCTCAAGTAGGAGTTCAAGAAGAAAGGAGAGTTCTGTCATCGCTTAAACCAGTTCTTCAACTCCAAGAAAAGACCATGCGTCCAAAAGGTCTTGTCCTTGGGTTTGGGTTTTTCGGGTTGGATGGCCAAGATGGGCGGGTAAGGGTAGGGCTCTGGCTTCTGAATGCGCGCGCGTTCTTCTGAGCTGAGATTGGACAGGGGAATGCCTGGCGAGTGGACAAAAGCGTTTACGGCGGCCTCCCTGCGTTCTTCGCCTGCCGAAGGCTTCTCGCTTTGGCCGGTCGAGTTCTTGGGCGCTCTGCGCTTGGTTTCCTCCAGCATGATTTCTTTGATGCTGAGTTCTCGCTCGGCCACATCCACGTTGCCGTCTTCGTCTTTGACTTGGCAGTCAGGCAAGGGCCGCATCCAATGTTCCAGATCCTTCTCTTTCGGTCGCGCGAGTATGGCCTGGGTGGACGCTGATTGCTGAGTCAGAAAGGTCTTGAGATCAACGCCCGCTCGCTTAGCCATGATTTCTTGGAGCTTCCGAGTTTCTTCTCGCTGATCCTTAAACGCCTCAGCCATGTACTGCGCATAGCCGGCGTGCTCGGCATTCCGAACAGGGAGCACGCTCTGACGCGTGTGGCCAACGTCGGGAAGTATCTCGATGATGTCTTTCAATCGCGAGCCCTTCCTGGGGCGTCAGCAAATACATGGTCTTGCGGAGTGGATGCCTGTGCCTTCGGGGGGCGTCCGGGTTTTTTTGGCTCGCTCGGGGCCGGCGCGATATCCGGCGTGAATCCCCACACCAAAGCGGCGTAGTGCTTGATCTGAGCAACCTCTCCGTTATGGGTGATGATGACGTGATCCTTGTCCTCGTCGTATTCGACCACTGCGCCGCTTGCGCCGTTGAACACCTTGGTGCCGTGGTTCTTTTTTCCGAGAAGCAGCGAGTCGGTGAGAAGCGCGTAAATTACTTTTTTTGCCATGATTTCTCCTATTTGAAGGGGTTGAATTTTGCCGCTGGAAACTTCTTGTGCCAAATTCCCATGCCGGCGCTAGTCAGATGAGTAATGACCGAAAATGGAAACTGCATCAGCGCCGACGCGACACCGATCTTGCGGTTATCCTTGTGGCACCAAACGTAATGAAGGGTATCGGGCTCCGAAACCGAAAACCCCAGGCACACGTCCGGGGCATCAGAAAGAACCGCGAGCCTTACAACGCACTGCGGACGTCCGATAATCGCCTTGATGTATTTCTGGTAAGTCTCGAAATACGCGTTACTTTCGATCAGCCGAAAGAAGTCATTCCCAAACCTGAGAGTCCTGAGCCATTTGGCCAGGATCATATTGCGGTAGGTTTCTGGAAGATCTTTTCCGAGATAGGCGATCACGGCGTAGGAAGCTTTCTTTTCAGCCAGTTGTACTTGAGCTGGTCCTGGCTCCAATGCCTGATCCCCCATCGGTCCTCGTACTTCCTGATAATGAGCCTCACCGTCCTTCGGTATCTGCTCATTCCTTTCTTCAGAAGTTCCTGACATATTTCGGTTATCTTGGCTCCTTGGGCCTTAAGGGTCATGACGATCTCGTCTACTTCGCTGTCAAAACGGGCTTGGTGCAAACAGGCGGAAATCTCGCGGTAGTAAATCTCCTTGGCCTCTCTTCGCTCGGGCTCCATCTGCCGGTAAGCGTTGCAGGCGCGTTGTTTGAGTACCTGCTTTACCCCTAACTGCTTTTCGATGTCTCCTAGGCCTTCCTTGGCAAGCCGGTCTTCCCATTGAATCGAAAGCCGTCTAAACTCGTCCGTTCGGTAGAACTTCTTTTCCATCCGTGCCGCCCTTGGTTTGGGCCGTCACTTCGGCTGGGTTGTTCTCGACTACCGAGAGTTTTTCTTTTTGGTCCGCTTCCATCTCCGCCTTCGCGCTGTC